GTTCAGGAGAAGATTATTGGAAGAAGCCGTAATCTTGGCGTTACTAGCGTCGATAGCGACGATAGTGACAGCGGTCTCAGCTCTGATAGTGCATATCTTAAAAGAGATATCACGAATCAAGGCCGCACTAAAAGCATAGCCGATGATCCAAAGCGACTCGATTTGCATCTCGAGCACTTTAAGCACGATAATACTGATATAGTAAAACGTGCTGGTTACAAGGAAATTGTAGAATTCGTGATTCCATCAGTACGAAAGAGCTTTCGTACGGAACACATACCTACTGATTTGATCCGACTTGATACGATATTTCTTGAGAGGGTGATGTGGCCCCGAAGTATATTCAAAGTTGAGGAGTTTAACGCGAATATGAAGCGCTTCGAAGATGTTGCATTTGGTGAACCCAATTCATTCAAATTGGATGAAGCGGGATTTACCCATATGTGGCATCCTAGCTCTACTCATGAATGGCACCCAGATTCACAACGCAATAAACGGGCTTTAAGGAAAGCAGCAGGTTTGCCTACTTTCGGTAAGAAAGAGGATGCATTAGCTGGAGCAATCCAGTATAATGAAACTGTTGTAAAGACGGACCCAAAATTGGGTAATTGCTATTCTGTGATTCCAGGTACTCGTACTCAGCAGTCAGACCCTAAGCAGCCGAAGGTACGATTGGTCTGGTCTATTCCCTGTCATATATGGCAGATGGAGTCAGAAGCCTTCGACGATAGTATTGAACAGGCAATAACAGCATGCCGGAATGGGAATCTTGATATACAGGGTTTCTATTGGGATCCGAAGGTTAGTTTAGCACCTTGGGTCTCCAAATTTAACGGTAAAGTGAGCCAATGGGTAAGTATAGATAAGACACAGTATGACTCAACTGTGCCTGGTGCCGATGTGGTTGCCACCTGGCGGTACCTTGCGGGTAACTATCCATTTGCAGATTTGCTTGCTCACTATGCTGCTGGCGCTGATATTATTATGCCGACGGGCATACTTAGGCGTAACGGAGGGGTGCCTTCAGGAAGCAAGGGCACGAATATCGGTGATGGCAAGACTAATGTGGAGGATATACTCCAATGTCTTGATAGAATGAAGATGCTAAGGTTTGTCGAGTGCGTTCTCGTCAACGGAGATGACTTAACATTAGGGTTGTCAACTCGTTTAACGAAAGATAATCTTGATAAGTTATCAAAGTATTCCCGCCACGAGCTCAGTGCTGATAAATCTCAGACGTTTAGTAAGGCGATCTGGAATTCGAAATGGTATTGTGATGGTACCATAACAACCAGGCCAATCTTTAGAGCAATTAATTCGTTGATGTTTAAAGAACGTCAAGCCAGCGCACTAAGCGTCAATGCTATTTATGTGGCTATTGCACGACATTCAATACTCCTGGATGTTGAGGAGCATCCATGCTATGTGAGTTTAGCTAAACCATTAGCAGAGCATGAGCAAGTTACCTTATCTCAAGCAGAGAGCGATCCTCGCTTTCAAGCTACACTTGAGGAGTACATAGCCGACCACGATTACGTGGGTGATATGAATAGCACTGTTTTCCTTAATACATTGCGCAAATCGAGATACGCCACAGAATTTGCGCGATAAAAGGGAAGAGCTTCCCC